GTTTCCTCCTATGTTAAATGTAATGCAATACAGATTCTGGGTCTTTAACAGTTCCCAAAACCTCATCGTCGTTTAAGAGACGGACTTCTCCGCCTTCTATTGGTAATCTTGAACCAGCGTATCTGGCGAAGATAACCCAATCTCCTTTTTTACACCAAGGGCCTGTTGGAAATTTTTCTTTGTCTCCATAAGCCAATGGTCCCATCTTTATGACATAACCACAATTAGTTGCGATCCTTGCTTTGTCTAAAGATTCTTGTGAAAATATAATTCCACCTTTTGTTTTTTCTCTAGGTGTGAATGGTAGAACTAACATTCTCCAACCAGATGGTTCAGGTAATTGATCCACCATAGATTGAATATTGTCTTGATCTAATCTTTTTACGTGTGACTCTGTTGATTGATATTTTTCTTCTAGTGCGTTTTTATGTTTTGGAATTTCCTTTTCCAAAGTCGATGACTGTTCCTTGCTCATTTTTTTGCTCCTTCTTGTTTAGCAGGTTAGAGATTTCCTGTGAAATATATTGGTAGGCGTGTGCCTGTCCTAACATATACTTGTATTTTTCCATATTGTCAACTCCTCCACTCATCATAGAGTCTCCAACATTCTGGTATAATTGTTTTAACTGTCTTTGTATCTTAGTTATTAGTTCTAAGTCTTGCATTCATTTTAGCAGTTCCATTTTCTCAAGGATTTATTAATTCTTGAGTTAGGATCTCTTGCTGTTTTTGCAGAAGTTAATCTTTTTTTCATTCCAGACATTCTGGCACAAAATGACTTTCTTCTGTTTGCAGCTTTGCTACCTTTCTTGAGTTTTGAAGGTTTTGTGGTTACAGCCATAGATAATTTAGAACCTGGATTTGCTCTTCTGTAAGATGCAATACCTTTTCTATTTAATCCACCTGATGCAGATTTACCTTCTTTTCTTTGCCACGCAGGAGATTTACTTCCTGATCTGAATCCTGTTCTTTGAGTTGAATGTCCTTTTGGATAAGGAACATTTTGTTCCAATTGATCAAATATTCTTGGTGATCCTTTTTGGAATTGTTTTCTAAACATTATTTGCCTTGTGATTTTTTAATTGCTTTAGCAGTTGGTGCACCTTTGCTTCCAGGTTTTCTCATTTTTTCACCAGAACCAGCTGCAATTCTTTTTTTCTTTTGTTGAATGTTGTACCAAAGGCCTTTCTTAGCCATTTTTCCAGATTTAGTTTTGTGATACATAGACCCGCCTTTTTTTGCTTCAGCTCTGTCTACATATTCTTTTCCCATACCTTTAGCCATTCCTTTGGCTCTAGCTTTTTCCCAGCTTTCAATTTGACCGTTTTTATTTATGTCTTTTGGTCCAATAACATTTGACCCTTTACTAAAATATCTTCGCATTTTATTCTCCTTATTTTTTATTCATATTTATCACATCAGTTGCCTTAAGTCCATATATGGCCGCGACTACTGAAACCCAGAGGCCAACTATCCACCAGGGCATCTCTTGTAATTTTTGAAAATACAAGTCAATCTTTTCTTGCATCTTTTCATCTTCTGCAAAAACAGAATATGCTAACAAAAACAGAGGAGAAGAAATTGTCAAAAGTACAAATTCGTCCTTCCAGTCTGATTTTTGATTTTCTGCAATCTTTCCAGAAAATTCTATTTCACCTCTTTTCATTTTTTCCACGTGAAGAAGTTTAGCTTCTGACATTGCAACGTCAGCTGCTTTCTTATTTTTGTAAATTTCTAGTCCAGCTTTTAGACCTTGACCAAATAATCCCCAAGGAATCATAACTTAGTACCAAGTTGCTGATCTTTTTTTCTCAGTTAGGATTTTTCCTTGACCTTTAACCATCTCTTTTTGAGATTCATTTGGTTTTGTCATTTCAACATCCACAGGCATTTTATGTTCTACCTTAACTGATTTTTTAGATGTATTTTTTTTCATTTTTTCCTCTTTTTTTGCTTTTACCTGCTTCAGAAAGTGCTATCGCAATCGCTTGTTTACGACTTTTCACTTTTTTAGAGCTTTTACCAATGTTGAGTTCACCTTTTTTGAACTCTTTCATAACAGTTTTAACCTTTTTGTCTGCTTTTGTCATTTTTTTTCTCATTTTATTGTCCTTTTTTAAGTTGCGCCGCTAAAACAGTTTTTTCTAACGACGTATTAGCTCTTAGTTGTGCTAATTCTTCATTCTGATCAAGTTTTTGTTGTTGTGTGGCTTGATTCATCATTGCCTTCATACGATCTATGTTGCCTCTCTCTTCATCAGCCTTACGTTTTCTATCATTTTCTTGTGCTTGTAAGTCTAATTCTCTTGCTCTAAGTTTAGCAATAGGATCATTGTCAAATTGTGAAGTAATTTTTTTCTCTTCTTCCATAAATTCACCCATCATATCAGCAATCAATTGTGCTTTTCTTGCTTCAATTTTTTCTGACACCATTCTTATTTGCATTTGAATGTTTGGATCTTGCATTGCTTGTGGGTTTTGTTGAATCATAGCAATCTGTTGCATTTCATTTCTAAATTCTATCTCAACTTGTTCTTGAGCCATTAGTGAAATGTGTTCAAAACAATTTTTCTCTAATGCAGCCATAACAACAGGAGCATTCCTTGCCATATTCGTTGCCATAAAATTCAAGTGAGCAGTAATGTGCGCTCTATGATCTTGACCTGGAAATGCTTGGAACGGTTTCCCTGCTAAAGCATCGATGTGTTCTAAAGCAGGGTCCTTTGGTTGAGGGGGTTGTGGTCGAATTAAAATCTTATCAATATCTTTTACGCCTAATGCTTCATACATATTTCTGTAAACTTCATATTGATTATGAATCATTGGATTAGAAGCTGCCAATTGCAGTTCCGTTTGCGCAAGGGAAATACGCTGTGTTTGAGAAAATATATTTGGATCTGCAACTGGCAATATATCTACCCGATCATCAAAGTCAGCTTGTTTGATTACACGCTGTCCTCCAATGACATCGTATGGATATTCTTGTGGTAGATATAATTTAAATACTCTAGCGAGTAGTTTAAATTCTTGTTTTAAAGCTGCATAAATTCTTTTGTGGATCGCAGACATCGTCCTTGATCCTCTTTCTAAAAGCGCAACGGTCGTGCCCACTGCCGCTTGTTGATTACCCTCACCTACTTGAAGATCAGCTATAGATGCGAAACGCTGACCAGCTTGTACCACGACGCCCATAAGTGCTAAGAGAGTTTGAGATGGTTCCTTGAAAGGTAACATCATAAATGCATCCCGAATGTTTCCACCTGGTGCATCTACGTCTCTAAATTCTCCAGGTTGAATGGATTGTGCATCGTCTCTAATTCTTATTCCACGCTGTTTAAATCCAGCAGGTAGGTTAGAAAGTGTTCCTGCATCAATTAATTGTCTTAATGCAGTTGTAGCAGTTCTTGATAAACCACCAATCATATGTATTAAACCAAAACCATAAAAACCAAGTCCTGGTAAAAATTTAAAGTGTACAAAGTATTGAATTTTGTTTTTCTTAGGATCACCTATTTCATAATTTCTTCTAATAGATAATATCTCCCTAGAATTTTCTTCAATGGTTACAATGTAAGGTAATTTTATTCCAGTTGGTTCTCCTGTTTCTAAATTAACATCTTCGTATCCTTCTAGATCTAAGTTAGTATGAAACTCTAATATATTAAATATATCTTCTTCACGACCTTTTGTTTGTCCTTCTAATTCACGTTCCTTTTGTTGAACTTCTGATTCAGTTACTGTTGATGGTTTTAATTCTATGTCTCTGTAAAATCCAGCAACTTGTTGTTTACGCAAGTCATTTTCAGAAATTTTTAAAATGTGGATGATTGATTCCGCATCATCTAATGAGGTAGCTGAATACGGAACGATCAAATCATCTGCAGGCACAAACTTAGAAACAGCTTGTTGTTCTACCTCATCATAATAAACTTTTTTAAATGATGATCCTGCTAGTGGTAAATAAAATAACATTTGATCAAAGTCTGGTTCATAATCTTTCATCTGTTCCATAATTTGATAGTTCATAAAATCTTTTACACGACTTGCTTGTTGTGTTTTTTCTGGAGTAGGCATTCCAAGAACTTGAGTTCTTACTGGTCCATCTGCTGGTAATAATTCTTTGTATGCTAAAGCTTGAAACTGAGTTACGGCTTCAGCTAATACTGGATGCGTTGCACCAGATGCACCTTGAAAAGGTTCTGTTCGATTGTCGTATTTAAATCCTAAAAGATCTAAACCTTCTTTGTAAGATTGTTCCCAATCTTTTCTTGAAGTTTTGTAATCTTGATAATTTTGATAAAGTGTAGTTCCTAATCTTCCAAGAATATCATCAGGTAAATGTTCTGCTAAGTTTGTATAATGATTTTGTTCACCTTCAACTGCAGCTATTGCTGGGTCATAATTGATGTCAACTGATCCATCTTCATTTTCAGTAATCTCAACAGGTTCACCAGCTTCGGCTACTTCTTGTTGATCTTCTAATTGATCTTCTGCAATTTCCTGTTCGCTAGGTAATGTTATTTCCTGCTCTACGTTTGGTAGAGACTTGTCGATTTCTGCCATTTATTTTCTCCAGTTTAACACTCTTAACAGTATTATAGGTAATATTCAAGCCTTGTGGTTGAGGCCCTGATTTAGGGGGTACTGTTGTAGTTAGTTTAGTCTTCTTTAATAATTTTTTTAACATTATCTACTGAATCAATGATTTCTTCTTCAAAATCTCTATAAACTTCTCCATCACCTAATCTATAAACATCTTGATATTCTTGAAAGTCACCAGGCACATCAATAATTTCTCCTGTTTCTGGATTAACTTCTTTGTAAGGTTTGGTGTAAACTGTTTCTGCATTATTACCATTATCTGTTTTATATCTAACTCTAATTGTTTCAGGATTTTCAACTACTTCCATATCTTTGAGTATTCTTACTTCTCCCTCTTTTAGTTTAGCCCATCCACTACCTTTACTTTTAACAGTGGCAACAACATCCCAAAAATTATCTTTTATCCAAGACCAACCTTTTTCAACTGCGGGTGCTGCAGCTTCCATTCCTTTTTCAACCGTAGGTGATTTAAATAATTTAGTAACACCAAAAGGTAATGCTCCTAAGATGCCAGCTCCTACTTTTATGAATTTTCTTTTTGAAGGATCTTTTGGACCATTTTTTAAACCTAGTCGCATTATACCACCATTCATTGCTCCTTCTCTTCCCATTTCTTCTATTTCAGTTTGTTGTTCTGGAGAAACTTCTTCACTAATTCTTTGACTCATAAAAGCTTCATAAGCTTGTGGATCTGTTTCTTTCATTCGTTCAAGATTCTTATATTGATCATAAAAATCTTTAGCTTGTCCTGTTACAGTCAATCCAATGCCAACAGGTGTAAAAAATCTTGCAGCTTTTCCTAAACCTAAAACTCCTTGCATAACTTGTGGTGCTGCTTTTGAAATTACTCCTGGAGCAACTAAACTTGTTCCAACTAATGGATCTGTAATTGCTTCAAATCTAGAAGCACCTTCATCTCTAGCTCTACCATATTCTGATGCAGCAAATGCCAATGCAGCTGCTGGTGACCCAAGGACTGTGCCTGCGGTTCCTAATAATTTACCAAAACCTAAATTCATTCCAAGCACTGGGCCTGATGATATTTCTTTTAATTGTTTTGGAGTTAATTTAGCCAAAGAAATCTTTTCTCCTGTTTTTCCAGCCAATGATTTTGCATCATCTACACCAACTCTAACTGCATTCATTCTAATTGGAGTACCATATTCATCAAAGATAGGTTCTAGTTTTGAAAAACCAATGTAACCTCTGTATTTTTTTGGAAGTTCTTTTTTAGTTTTATCAATTATTTGTTCAGCTTGTTTGTTCAATTGATCTATTCTTTTTAAATAACCAGGTTGTTGATTATTTAAATTATTACTAATCGCATCAGCAATATCATTTAATTTTTTATTATATGGAGCAAGTTTAGAATTCATTTCTTTAGAAATGAAAGAAACATCTTTAGTTGTAATGTCAACTTCACCACCTATTGGCATAATATGATGAAAAGGAAATTTTTCTGTACCACCAAAATATTTACCTCCTTGAACTATATCTAATCTTCTTTGTCTTTTAATTTTTCCTTGGTTTTCAGTTTCTGCTGGTTTGTATTGTAAATTTTTATCTTTAGCTAAAACAGAGTTTATTCTATAAACTTTTGCTAAATTACCTTCAGTAACTTCCCCAAAATACTTTTTTGCTAAAGCCTCATTTGATAAACCTTCTGGTGCATATCCTTTTGTTGCTTCTGTTTTACTTGTAAAATCTTTAATATAAGATTGTTTTATTTCTTTATTTGGCCACAGTACATCATAGTACTCTGCTGTTTTTTGGCCTCTTGCTCTTTTTGAAATAGGTGTTGGATATTTTGGAGCTTGAGTCTTTCTTTTTTCAAGTCTCTCTTGTTGCATTTTTCTTGAAGCTTCTTCTTTACTAAGAACAGTTAAATTAGGAAATTCTTCTTTTATAATTTTTGAAGCGTTTTTTCTACTTGCATTAAACTGTTCGGATAATTTTTTTATGTTAAGTTCTGTTCCAGGTTCTAAGGTTTTTAAATGTTCTCTTAATTCTGGAGACCCGAATCCTTCTCTAGTTCCTAGATTTTTTCCTTTAATTATTCCAAACAATTGTTGAGAAGGGGTGGGAACTGTTTGTTGATCTTTTAAGTCAATGAATTCATCAACCTTCATTCCCCAAGTTTCTGGTGAGCCAAATATCACAGTCATTATAGCCCCATTAAATAGTTTAAGCCGCCTTTAGCATTTAACTTTCTTTTAATTTCTTCTTTTAATTTAAACGTATGCGTTGGTTTTAAAGTTTCAAAATCTACTGTGCCATCATCATAAATTTTTAATCTTTGATTTTCTGGCAAACCTTCCATAGCTAATCTTTGAAAAACATTTTCATTATCAGCAAGTTGTGGTTTAGCTTGTATCTCTTTAATCCAATTAGGAAATGTTTTAGAAACATATTCATAATCTTCATCTCCAGGTTTAATATCGTTTAATGTATTTTGTAATCTACCAATAACAACTTCTGCTTTTGTAAATTGTCCCTGACCTGCTTTTTCAGGAGCTTTGCCTTTTAGCTTGTCACTCATTTTTTTAAACAAGTCTCTATTAATTGCTGACTCAGGTCTAGCAACATCATCTGCTGTTTTTAAAGTTTCTTTTCCAAATCTTTTATTAACTTTGTCCATTAAAGCTTTAATGCCTCTATAAGCTTTTACGCCAGCACCTGTTGAATAACCTATTCTTCCTCCATATGCTCTAGCTTCTGGTCTTGTTTCTCTTCCTTTATACAAACCATCATCAATCATTTTTCCAGACTCATCAAATGTTGGTAAGGGTACTTCTGCTCCACCGTATTTAAAGAAATCAATAGCTTCCATAATTTCTTGATCAGAAGCTTCTGTAATTGTTTTAATTAAATCTAAATCTGCACCTTTGTTTAATAAATCAACAATCATCATTTTTTTATTTGTGCCTTGTGAAAACTTAATCCTTCCACCATCTTTCATACCTGATGGATCAAAGTCACCTTCATCTATAATTTCTTCTGCAGACTTAATTTGTTTTTTTGTATCTGCTTCAATGCCATCTAATATACCTTTAATCTCTGCATCAGAATAATCTGCGTAAGTTCCCTTACGACCAATTATTTTTTTTATCTCGTCTTGAAAAGATTTAGTATCCGTTTTACCTTTTAAAAGATCAACAGTGTCTTGAACCAAGTCTTCGTCAAATTTAACTCTAGACATAATTCCTTTTGTTTCTTCTTCATCAGGCATCCAACCA